GCTGTGGCCTCTGCCAGAGCCGGTATCATTGATGACGGTCGAGTACCTACTAACAGCGAAGTCGCAAGGGTATCGTCCAGTGACTTCAGGAACCGTGGATTTAGCCGTGCACCGACGATAGCAGCCACTTTCACTCAGAAAATAGCGGAAGGTGTTAAAAACAATGAATTTGATGAGTTTTTAACCGCCAGGAATGGAATACCTGCTGTTGTTGCCGACGTGCCCCAAATACAGGAGGTTGAAATATGGGTGACCGTCGGAGATGAGAGAGTGAGAGCGTCCCACATCGCTGCAGACTTCACGCAATCTGAGAATGGGGGCTGGATAGTGCAAGGTGAATTTCTTCGTTTTCCAGGCGATCCCTTTCGGGGGAGTGCCTCGAATATCATCAACTGCCGATGTAGCGCACAGCCCGTTATTGAGTGACCATTAAGTCTTAGTAACAATACTTATCAATATAGAGCTTCATGAATCGAGTAGCGCCCTTTATCGACTCTTCAGCTGAGTCATATTCAACTATCTCGGTTTCAGGGGGAAATTTTCCATCAGGCTTAAATCTTCGCTCAAATATGCCAGACGAGGTTCGACTTTTGCCATTCTCGTATATAGATAAAGTACACTCTGAACAATGTAGTTCAGTGCGTGGATTTATCCTTGACTCAATCATTACTAAAAAATCTCTGTGCTGGAATTCGTATTGCATCTGCTTAACTCATACTATCTAAAGGGGGAGTTTGCCGGTTTTTGATGGGCGTTAATAGTGGATATGCATACAGTTGCTACCTGACGTGACAATTTACGTCACAATGTGACAAAATTTGACACATCTAGCTAAAGCTGTCATAGTTGACGCTGCAAATACAACTATTGTCCACTGAGTAAGCTATATGGACCCATCTACACCGAGTCTTGAATACATCGATGTCAGCTTTGAAGTTAAGCAGATAGATGATGATGACGATGAGTTCTTTCGGTTTGAGGGCTTGGCCAGTACGTTTGGCAATATTGATCTTGTAAACGATATAGTGGTCCGTGGTGCATTTAAAGAATCCCTAGCTGAGAAAACCCCAGTTGTCTTATGGCAGCATAAATCAGATTCACCTCTTGGGATGCCTGAAGACATCCGAGAGACTGAGCAGGGTCTATTCCTCAAAGCAAAATTACCAAAATCTGACACCTTTGTGGCTGGTCGTGTCATACCCCAAATTAAAGTGGGTTCGATCAGCGCAATGTCCATTGGTTTTCGGGTGGTAGAGCGAGATTTTAACGAGGAGGGCATTCGCCTTCTCAAGAAAGTCGACCTTATGGAAGTTTCCCTAGTGACTTTCCCTGCTAATCCTATGGCTATGGTGTCCGGATTTAAAACTGTTACACCCTTTAAAGACCTGCCGTTGGCTCCGCGTAACCATGTATGGAGTGCCTCAGATGCCCGAGGGCGCGTGCGGACAAAAACAGGGTCGACCGAATCACCTTCAGCATCTTATCGAAATGCATTTCTTTGGTTTGATTCAGCAGACGCCGAGAATTTTGGAGCCTACAAATTACCCTTTGTCGATGTGATCGACGGCACTCTTACCGCAATACCACGCGCATTAAACAACGCAAAGGCTAGGCTTGATCAGACCGATATCCCCGATGCCGATAAAGCAAAGGTTCTGGCGAATATAGACCGGTACCAAGCCAAACTTGAAGAAGATCAGCCCAAACAATTTTATAACGTGGAGTCCGTCAAGGGCTTCTCGAAACGAGATCTGGAAAAATCACTGAGAGAGTCAGGCGCTTTTTCCAAAGATGCAGCACTTTTAATCGCTAAAGATTTCACGGAGCAGGGCGAACCTGCGGGTGATAAGAGCGATACAAAACCAGTATTGGCGTCACTATTGGAAAAACTCGATAGTCATACCAAAACCAACGCATTATCACTTATTACACGTAAGGTAAATTCCTATGGAAGTTGAAGAAATCAAACAAATCGGCGAGAAAATGGATAAAGTCCTGGAATCAGCGACTGATGCCCAGAAAATGGCTGAAGAAGCTAAGACTTTATCTGGCGATGTAGATGTCATCGTTAAAGATGCTATTGCCAAAGCTGCAGAGGCATCAGCAAAAGCGGCTGATGAAATGCAGGAGCTGAAGCTAAAAGCAGATGCCGTTGAGAAAACTGCAGAGCACCTGGAGAAGATGTACGCCCGTATGGGTGCTGCTGGCGGTAATGCTGACACTGAGGCCAAAGAATTCTCCGAGAAAGCCGGTGAGCAGATGGCACGTTATTTGCGTAAAGGCCAGCCGCTCGATACTGATGTTGTTGAAGGCGTTGTCAAACTGCATCTGAAGGATGGACTCTTTGGTGTGGACGAATATGTCCGCGAAAATGAGATCAAGACACTCATTGCTGGCAATAACCCTCAAGGTGGTTATTTTATTCGCCCTGAGCGTTCAGCAACGATGATTCGTCGTATTTTTGAAACATCACCGGTACGAAGCGAAGCAAACATCGAAACTACCTCGTCTGATTCAATGGAATTCCTTATCGACGATAATGAAGCCGCATCGGGTGGTTGGGTCGGTGAGACACAGTCTCGCGGTGATACAGCAACGCCCGATATTGGCATGTTGACTATTCCTGCACACGAGCAGTTCGCGCAACCCAAAGCCACTCAAAAAATGCTCGATGATGCAGGCTTTGATATCGAATCCTGGTTGAGTCGCAAAGTCACTGACAAAATGATCCGCGTGGAAAACACGGCTTTTGTTGTCGGTGATGGTAGCCAGAAGCCTCGCGGTTTCTTGAGTCTGCCAGCGTGGGCTGTACCTGGTACTTACGAGCGCAACGCTATTGAGCAGATTAATTCTGGTTCTGCCAATGCATTTACAGCTGATGGTGTGAAAGGACTTCAGAATGCTGTGATCGAGGCGTACCAAGCGAATGCAGTGTTTGGTATTAAGCGTGCATCCTGGGAGCAAATTATCACGCTCAAAGATGGTCAAGGCGCTTATCTGCTTGATCCACGTTCTATGAAGGTTGGCGACGATCTGACCCTGTTGGGCAAGCGCGTAATCTTCATGGATGACATGCCTAGTATTGCAACTAACGCCCTAGCAATGGTTTACGGTGACTTCTCTGTCGGTTACACGGTTCTGGATCGTATTGGATTCCGGGTTATCCGTGATGAGCTGACTGAAAAGCCATTCATCAAGTTCTATACCACCAAGCGTACCGGTGGCGATGTCACTAACTATGAGAGCCTGAAGATTCAGAAACTCGCAGCTTAATCAAAAATATAACTGCGCCTTAGCCATTATGCAGGGCGCAGAGTAATCAAATTTAAAAAGAGGATACGATCATGGCTGTTAACGATATTCGTAGCAATTTACAACAAATTCTGGCTGCTGCAGGAACACTCGCGGCAAATGGGACAGTAACGGGTGCAATCTTGGACACTGCCAACTTTGAGTTGGGTCTCATGTTCGAATTAACCGTTACTTCGCACACAACCGGCACGTTTACCTTGGCTATTTTTGAATCGGATGATTCTGGTATGTCAGGTGAAACTGCCGTGACCGGTGATCAACTGATCGGCACCCTTCCAGTTGAAGTAGCTGTTGTCAGCGTCGGCGATGTACTTCAGACCGTTGGCGTCATTAGCAACAAGCGTTATGTTCGGGCAGATGTTATCGGAACTGATACATCTGTTGGCATCACGCGAGTTGTAGCCACACAGAAAGCAGAAAATATGCCTGTCTGATATTGGCTCAATGCCAAAGGAGTTTTGCTATGTTCGTTAAAATGGAAAAATCCTGTCGCTATGCTGACCCTAGTGGTCCGCATTTGCCGCAGATTGATTTTGTTGAAGGCGCTGTGGTTGATGTCTGTGATGAACTTGGCAAATCAATTGTGTCAAACGAACATGGTGTAGTCGTGGGTGAAACTCACGAAACTCCATCGGTGCAACCTGAATCAAAAGATACCGGTTTAGAAGTTGAGTCGAAAGACGCAGAATCAAGTACTGGTGCTTTCTCAGAAGCTTACGATAATTTGTCTCCCAAAAAGCAGCGTTTTGTCGATGAATACATAATTGGCTTTGACGGAACACAAGCGGCTATTCGTGCAGGATACAGCGAAAATGCAGCTGTAACACGCGGTGCTGCGCTGTTGGAAAACGAAGACATTGCTGCTGCTATTGCTGAAAGAAGTGAGTAATGAGAGCCGCTCCACCAGAACGCAGAGCATACACCTACACGGTTACTGTTCCACCGGCAGGTTTGCCCGTGTTACTGGCTACGGCTAAAAATTATCTGAAAGTCACCTCGACTGCTGATGATGCTTTAATTACCACTCTTATCGGTGCAGCAACGAGTTATGCTGAAGGATTCACCAGGCGTGACTTTATCACCAGGGACTACGAAACATTCAGGGATTTTTTTTCAAACTCTGTCTCTGAAGGCTATTACACCTTTGGTGAAAATCCAGTACTGGGTGCAGGCGTTGTAAATGATAGCGGTAACGTAGGGTTTGAACTCAGACGTTCCCCCCTTCAAAGTGTTGAATCAATAGAATACCTGTTGAGCAATGTATTGACCCCGGTACCCGTAGCAACCTATTACAACACCATTGAGACAGACTATTCCGAGGTGTTAACGGTTGATGATGCTAGTTGGCCAGATGATGCCGATAGGCGTCTTCAGGCAATTGTCATCACGTTTAAGACTGGGTTTGGTGATAATGATACTGAAATGCCAGATTGGGTCACTGAGGGCATTCTGCAGCACGTTGCCAATATGTGGGCTAATCGCGGCGACTGTAGCGGATGTGGTGACACCGCTGGAAATCTTTTACCACTGACAGCAAAACTTCTTTACCTTCAAAACAGAATTGAAAATTTATAGGGGTATTAAAAATGACAACGAATGTATTAAACCGATTTGAGCAACCTGTCGGCGGCAGCGACGACAACAAGTTATTTCTTGGTGGATCAGTTGTTACCGATGATGCCGAACAAAGCGTCAAATCCAAATTAGTTTCTGTCCCCATTGGCAATGTATCTACTGGAGGTAGTGTGTGGGTCGTGCCAGGGGTCGCTGGAACTATCCTTAAAATCAGTAACGTAATCGATACCACCATCACATCAGTTAATGCTGGGCTGACATTTAAAATTGGTGGTGTGACGATAACAGATGCAGGCATAACGATTGCATTTACAGGTTCTTTGCCGGGTACTGTAGATCAATCGACTCCGTCAGCTCTAAATGTTGTCACAACATCTAATGCCATTGAGATCGTCAAAGATGGTGCGAGCACGGGAACATCTCTTGGCGTTGTTACTTTTGAGATTGAATTGAGTTAGTAGGGACTTAGCATGACAACTACCACAACAGACATTCCAATAAATCCTGACACTTGGACACAAATTGCGGGAGCTGCTGCGACCGTAACGGGATTTTTTACCGTGTTCGGCGATTCCGCAGTAATGTACCGTCAAGGCACTTCAGTTCCTGCCACTAGCGTTGAAACGGGTCACTGGTTAGAGCCCGCATCAGATGCCGTGCGCTTTGATTTGATGGCGTCCGAAAGGGCGTATGCGCGGTCTAAAGGTTTTGCCGCTACCATCATTATGACACTGGACGGTTAAAGAATGGCATTTGACAAAGGAAAAGGAGGCGGCGCTGGCGGCGATACTAAATCGTCTATACCCATTAACCAGACTGCGCACGGCTTCACTGTCCCCCAAGCCCTCTATCTTGATGACAGCGATTCTCTGTATAAACTGGCGAAAGCGGATGTTGTTGCGACAGCCAATGCCATTGGTATAGTGAGCGCTGTTCAAGACGTTAACAATTTCACGCTGACAACAGCTGGTGCTCAAAACATCTTCACAGGACTGACAGAAGGTAATACCTACTATGTCAGCAGCACAGTAGCTGGCGCCCTTGTAGATGTCAGACCCAGCATTAGTCGTCCAATTTTAAACGCCATAAGTGCCACAAGAGCCATTATTTTTACTGATGCTATCGGGCAGGCATTCGCAGGCGGCAATGACACTGAAGTTCAGTGGAATAACAATGGCTCTCTAGACGGCAGCTCTGACTTTACTTTCGATGAGGGTGAAAAAACTCTCTCAGTTGAAAACGCAGTTATTAATAACGATTTGGTCGTTAAAGGCACTACAACGTCCGTTAATTCAGAGACGTTGAACGTTGGCGACAACCATATCTTGCTAAATGCCGGCAATACCATACTCACCAGTGAGTCTGGCGGCATTGTGGTCAACACTGGTATTACTGTTGCTCCAAGAACTGTCACAGGAAGCTTTACACCGGGTGTAGCCAGCACGTCAAACCCATCAGTTCTCTTATCTGGCGGCAGCTTTTCTCTGAATGATATTGTTGAAGTTTCAGGAAGCTTGCACAATGATGGCATTTATGAAGTGTTGTCGTTCGCGGCCAACGTACTGACTGTTCGCGGGATTGGTAATACACCAACAGTTGAGGACTTCACCAACAATCAATTTCAAACCGAAAGTCCCATCGGCACAGTAGTAAAAGTAAACGCCACTGTACTAATGGCCAACGATGATGGACAGCGTAAGTGGGGTGAGGCGACAGGAAGCACTACGAGCATTGCATCTCCATTTGTTTTCGATTACTTCAATGAAGGCAACCTCCCGTATGTAGTGGGGAAAGCAGGCGGCGCAACGGCTTACCAGTACAACACAATCCAGTCAGCTATCGACGCAGTGGAGGCTTCTGCTGCGAATGACAATGCTATTATCGTAACGCCAGGAATATACACTGAAGACCTTACCATTGTGTCGACGATACTATCTATATCTTCATTAGGAAATGAGCCTGATATTGTTTTTGTTGCAGGCGATGTAACGATTACTTCTGCAGCACCTATATCAAATTCTACAGTTTCGATTTCCGGATTAACAATTGCCGGTTCTCTTACAACTGCTGGCTCATTAAGACTCATCTTATCACTCGAACGTTTCCGGATTGGAGGAACGGGTACTAAAGTATTTGACTGGGGAAATACAGACACGAATTCTGTATTAACCGCAATAAATTCTTTCTTTCTTGTAGGAGGTACTGCTACAGCGGCAATTGAAAGAACAGCTGGCAGTCCATCAGTCGTGTTTACTGACGTTTTGGTTGAGGGTAATTTTGATTTCTCAGTTATCGCTGGCGGCTCAATCGAAGCGACTAATCTGATTGTTAATGACGGTAGTATCGACATTTCTAACACTACTCTGAGTTCAAAGTTTTTTAACTTAATTGTCAACACTGTTGGTGCGAACCCTGCGCTAGATATTGCGACCGCTGGAC